GCAAGACTGGCATAAAGAAAATTATTCGCTATCGTCAGCGACAATTGTTGTAGATGTAAACGAGCCATCCGCTGGGTTATATGTATCATTAACCTGAGCTAGGTGTTGACCATTTTCTCCAGTTACATCTAGAATGATTGGATTGCTTAGCATAATAGCTGCAAGCCTTTCATCTGTGTGCAAGATATCAACAACTTTGTTATCAATAACAAAGGCTATCTTCATTGGTGGTAGCTGATTTTCTGTCATTATTCCTCCTCTTGGAATCCTACTCTAATTATACCCCATTTACCAAGCGGACAAGAAGCGTTTGGTAATTTTGTTTTTAGCGTCATTATGCACCCGCATTGTTTGCACTGATTTGTTGCTTTTATTAGTTCTGGACAGGTTTTACAAATATCAAGTCTTTCCCCTGCTATTTGCTCTCCAACTTTTTCTATATTTTTATTAAACAAATCCCAAGGTCTTGCTGGTCTTGAATATATGTCTCCCATTTTATACCCCTCAATATTATGATAAAGTTACATCAAAGTTGTCAACATAAGAGCCTTGACTGCTTCCGCCATCGCCCTTATAGATTCCAATATTTCTCCCCTTTACTGGGTTTGAAGGAGTTGTGCTTCCTGAATGAAGTAATCCACTCTTGTTAGCACTAGAATATACAGAATAAGATATTGTATTTCCAGATGTAGATACTGCTATTGATCCAGCAGTCTGATATCCAGAAGTGTTTGAATTATACTGTGTATTAACAATAGCAGATCCATTATTTATAATTCTAAAGTTTGATAAATAATTAGTAAACGATGTTGTTACGTTGGTAGTTGTGCAAGAATAATATGTATAAGGGCCATCAGCACTATCACCGCAATGTCCTCCATAATTATTATTACAAGTGCTTATAGCTCCTGATGATGGTGAAGTGGTTGTTCTAGCAGATGGTCCAAGCTGTGTTCCATCGCAACAATATGTAGTCACTAACCATCTTTGTGAAGTACTTTGTCCAGCACAACAAGAACTAGCATATCCACCCTCTGTTAAACCACTACCTCCACCAGTACATGATGTTGAAGAGCCTGAAGATGTAGAATAATATGTTGTAGCAGCATAATAATTATTTGCATCAGATACCCAAAATGCAACTCCAACACCGCCTGCATTTTGAGTATCTGCTTGAAGGTTTGAAACATTTGTTGTTGATCCTGCAATTGTTGCTACTGCATGTGTTCCAGCGGAATCATTGCTGTAGGCTCTTGAGCCATCTGCTTGCCAAGTTCCACGCTGGTTTGTCCAAACAGAAGCATTATTGCTAGTGCTTCCAAGATTTCCAGATGTTGAGCGATTGAAATTATCTGTATCAGAAACTATCAAGTTTGCAAGAGTAAATGCTCTATCAACATAGTTTCCACCAGCGTCGGTTGCACGAACAGTAATACTATATGTTCCAAAGTTAGCGCTAGAAGTTCCTGATATTACACCTGTTGATGAGTTTAACGATAAACCAGAAGGTAGTGATCCAGATACTAATGAGTATGTTACCGATCCATTAGTGTCAGGATCTGATGCTGCTAATGAATGAGAATACGCAGATCCCCTAGTCATAATTGTAGATAACTCTCCAACAGATGTTGACCATGTTGGAACAGATCCAGCGGATAGGCTTCCAAGCTTGTGAAGGTTTGTAGATGTTGGAGCAGAAATTCCTGGATTTAAAACAGTAATTGTATATGGTTGATAGGCATTAGGCAAATCATCTGGTCTAACTACTGTCAAAGATGTAGAAGAATTTCTAGTTACAGATTTTGCATTTCTTACAACATTATCTGTACCAGTGAATGTTACTGTTGCATTAGAGGCAAAGTTTTTACCTGTAATTGTTGTTGAGCTATCAACATTTGGAAGAACATTGGTTCCTACGCTTGTAACTCTTGGACCTGCAGCCACAATAGATGTGTTGTCTGCGCTAGGAGAAAATACGTACTTAAATGTAAAGGTAAAAGTATCATTATTTTGTGCACCGTAAATAATTACGGTATTAAATGCTTTTGATGCATCAATTGTTGTAGATGCAGTTGTTGAGTTGACAGATCCTGCAGATGTGCCGTCTGAAGCTACTAAATAAATATCATATGCGGTATCGGATAATGCAGATGTAACTACGTATGAGCCAACTGGGAATTCTTTTGATAATGTAACGGTAGTATTTCCAGAAGTGCCTGTGCTAACAATAAAGTCACTACTTGCTGCACCTGAAGAAGATGAAGAAGATAGAGTAGATCTTTTTAGAACCATTTATAGTACCGTCCCTGTTCTTTTATATTGTACCAAATTTTTTAAAAATATCATATTACTACCCATCCATATCCAGACCCTGTATATACAAGAACTAATACATCATAGGCTATGTCTACTTCTAAATCTTGAACTGTACCGTTGATTTTATTGCTATTAGAAGCAACTGTAATTACATTTGTAGCAGCAGATCCAGTGGTATCAAATATTTGTATTTCATCCCCTGCCGTTGGAGAAGCGGGTAGGGTTAAAGTTCTAGCAGCAGAAGTATCTACAAAGTATCTATTATTTGAAGTTAGAGAAATATTAGAAGATACTGATGTTACTGGAATTGGAACATATGGGAAAGATATAGTTGCCCATGAAGCAGATGTTCCATTTGTAGTTAAATATTTTCCTGAGTTGCTTGTCTGTGATGGCAAAGCATCAATAGTTGCCCATGAAGCTATAGATCCATCAGTGGTTAAATACTTTCCACTTTGGCTTGTTTGAGATGGCAAGGCATCAATTTCCATTGATTGTTATAGAGCTATTATCTAAAGCAGAGTTTGGAATATTTACTAGGTTTGCTCCAGATGTTGCTGATGGTAGCGTTACCGTTCCAGTAAAGGTTGGCGACTCTAGTGGTGCCTTTAAACCAAGTGCTGTAGTAACTGTAGATGCATATGAAGCATCATCATTTATTGCTGCAGCAAGCTCATTCAGTGTGTTTAATGTTGATGGGGCTGTGTCAACTAGATTTGATACTGCTGTATCTACATATGACTGAGTAGCTACCGTGTGTTCTCCGCCACCGATTGGAACAATTGTTGTATTTCCACTGTGGCTAAATTGAACATTTCCAGAATGCAGACCGATTGTGGCTGCATCTAAATAAAGAGTTGTTCCTGATAGATATAGGTCTTTAAATTTATTAGTAGATGATCCTAAATCATATGTTGCATTTGCAGATGGAACAAGGTTTCCACCAATTGTTGCACCATTAATTATTGGTGATGTTAAAGTCTTGTCTGATAATGTCTGCGCTCCAGATGTTGTTACAAGTGCTGATGTATCTGTTATACCGTGGACATTTGTAGTATCTGAGCTGTGATTAGAGACTGCTGTATCTGCATAATTTTGAGCATTTGTTTGTGCTGTTGAAGCTGCCCCAGATGCATCGTATGCTGATGCTGTTGCATCGAGAGCTCTTTGATTTGTAAAATATTTATTTGTTGTGCCTTCTGTTAAATTATCTGTTGTAGAATCTCCTACACCGTTTTCTGCGGTAATTGTAAGACCATTCTTATCACCAGTAATTGTAATATTTGTCTTTGTAGCATTTGTTAACAATTCTGCTGCAAATGTTTTTGTAGCAAGTTCTGCAGTGTCTGCAATTCCATGAATGCTTGTAGTATCTGATTCATGGTTAGACAGATTAGTTGATACCGTTGTAAAAAATGTTGGATCGTCATTAACTGCTGCAGCAAGCTCGTTTAATGTGTTCAATAGCCCTGGAGCAGAGTCAACAAGACCAGAAACAGCATTATCTACATATGTAGTGCTTGCTAAACTTGTAGGAATTTGAGAAGATGTTAGTTTACCTGAATTATCTAATGTGGCAACGCCATTATTTTGTGCCAATGTTGAAGATAAAACATAATCTCCAGTGATACTTGTTATTTCTGATTCATCTAAGAAATAATCTAGGTCTACCCAAGGATTTACACCGTCACCAATTTTAAACTTGCCAGTGTCTGTTTCAAAACCGATTTCGCCAACCTCAAGGATTGGCCCATCACCATTGTTAGTTGAAATCCATTGAGCAGCAGTACCTCTGCGTTGCTGCATTCTTGTTGCCATCGTTCCTCCTCAACTAACCTAAATTATACTATTAATTAAAATTATCTATTGCAATTCCACCAACCCAGGTTTCTTCCCAAGTTGTTGTATTGTAATATCCAGCATCTACTAATTCGCCTGGATCATTATAAAATCCACCGCTAACAAAAGTGGTAACAATTGTTCCTGTACCGCCAATAGATGTATCGTGAATGTGATCCTGAAGAGTTTCTGCATCTTCAAGAGTAGCCATGGCAAACCACTGGCTAACATAATAAACATGAAGTCTTTCAGTTACTGTGTCATACCACAAATTTCCATTGGAAGGATTAGCTGGTGGAGTGTCTGAAACTGGAACTTCAACTCCACCAACTACAGAATCAACGTATGCTTTTGTAGCAGCGTGATTATTTTCTGTAGGGGTGGCAACAGCGACAGTTCCTCCAAAGGTACCGCCATTTGTTACAACAAGGCCATTCTTTACCTTAAAGTCTTTGTCAACTGTTGCCATCTCTACTCCTTAATTATTACTTAACTAGTGTTCCAACTACAGTAACATCTGTAGAGTTATTTACAGTTGTTACACGAAGTCTTGCATTAGATGCATCAATATCAGCTGAAACATTTACTAGATTTCCGTTTGTTCCAACAATTGCATATTCTGTGATAGCAATGTTGTTTGAAGCATCTAGTGTGATTAGAACTTCAGAAATCTCTGTGTGAGATGCTGTCTCAGCTTTTACCAAGAACTTAGCAGAACGATAGTCTGCATGTGCAAACTGATACGCTGTTACTGTACTTGCTGTTGGCACCGCTACTGTAGCAGCAACCTGAGTAGCAACTGAATTAATATCAATTTCAGTAAAGTTGGGAACTACTGCTTCAAGAGCGTCAACTGCACGAGCAGCTGTAAAGTAAAGATTGTTTCCTCCACCTACGCCAGTGTTGTCTGTTCCTTCTGCAAGCTGATTAGTGTTAGAGTCTGCTACACCATTTTCTGCAGTAATTGCTAGAGTGTGTGCATTCTCATCATATGTAATCTGAATGTTTGACAAGGTTGCATTTTCAAGAATATATCCTGCTGCATCCTTAGCACGATTTTCTGTAAAGTACTTATTTGTTGTACCCTCAGAAATATCGTCGGTATCAAGAGTTACAGATGAACCAAGAGCTGTTGAATTACCGTTAATAGTAATTGAATCATTTGGGAATCAGATGTTCCTACGATTGTTCCTGTTACTCCGTGTATACCAGTTGTTGCTGTTTCGTGTGTTGTAAGGTCTCCAGAAACGTTGGAAACTTCTCCATCAACATAGAACTTTGTAGCTGCATCTTGATTATTAACTGGCTCTTCAAGATTTGCAATTGTATATGTGTTAGCAGCATCAATGTTTGCACTTAATACTGTTCCAGAACCAAGAGTCTTGTTTGTAAGAGTTTGACCATCAGATGTTCCAACTACAGAACCAGTTACACCGTGAACTGCTGATGTAAGATCAATGTGTGCGTCTAACTCTGTGTCAACATATGTTCTAGTTGCTGTAATTGTGTCATCAATTTCAAATACTGTTCCGTCAAGAAGCAATCCGTTGCCAGCAGTAAATGTACCTGCACCAGAGAACTGTGTGAAAGATAGTGGGTCTGTTCCAATTGTTGCTGGCTTGAGTGTTTGTACCCAGCCTGTATTTGCATAAGTACCAGCAGTTACGAATATAAAGTCTCCGCTGTCTACTTCTGTTGCTGTATCAAAATCTGTTGCACGAAGTGCTTGACCTGAAGCCTGAACAACATAAATACCATTTTCTGCAGCATTTGTTTGATCCTTAACAAGAACACGGTCACCAGTTGCAAGTGTTACTCCACCCGCACTGTCTCCGTTTTCAAGTCCTGTTGCAATTGAGATATTTCCTTCTATTGCAACTCGTGCTGCTTCGTGAACGTGAAGCCCTTCAGAAACTGCATCAACATATGCCTTTGTAGCAGCATCTGTAGAGTTTTCTGGTGTTCCAAGGTTTGTAATCTTATATGTTCCAGCGTCTAGGTTTGAACCAAGTGTCTTGTTGGAAATTGTCTGTGTGTCTGTTGTACCAACAACATTGCCAGTAACTCCGTGAACACCAGATGATGCGTTGTGTGCAGAAATTGCGTCTGTAAGATTTGTTTCTGTTGCAACTATAGAATCATCAATTCTTATCGCACCGCCAGAAATCTCAAGACCACTTCCAAGGTGTGCTGAAAATTCACCAGTGGATGAGTTATAGTTAATACCATCTCCACCAGAAACTGCTCCACGAGCAAGGGTGTCTGAGAAGTACTTGTTAGTAGAGATAGCATCTGAAACATCATCTGTATTAAGTGTTACAGATGAGCCAAGTGCTGTTGAATATCCATTAACTGTAATTGAATCATTATCAAGAGCAGCATTTGGAATATTTGTAAGAGTGTTGCTTGCTCCACTAATTGACTTATTTGTTAGTACCTGTGATCCAGAATCTGTTACCACTGTGCTATCAATATCAAATGTTGCAAAGTACTTATTTGTAGTACCTTCTGCAAGATCATCTGTATCGTGGTTTGAAATATCTGATACTGTACCTGTTACATCACCAGTAAGATTTGCTGTAATTGTTCCTGCAGCAAAGTTGCCTGAGCTATCACGCTTTACAACTGTATCTGGTGTATTGTTTGGTGTTGCAGTTCCGCCAATAAGACCAACGATGTAGTCTTGGTCATCCTGCTTCTTGGTCAATACATCGTAGTTACCAACTGTTGCAGTTGTACCTTCAACGATGAGACCATTTTTTACTTTAAAGTCTTTGTTGACTGTTGCCATTTTTTATCTCCTTGTGTTAAGCCTTTAATCCAATTCGTGCAAAACGAACTGTGATAGGCGTAATACCCACTGCTGGAGTTACAGTTAGATTTACTGTAGACCCCACCTTAGAGACGCTAACGGTGCCAATATTCCCATCATTGTCTATTGTTCCATATTCAGAGACGTTTACATTTGTACCGTCAATTAATATAGTTAACTCTGTTGCGTAGAACTTATTATCTCCATTTGTTGTTTTTGCAATTGAGATAATATACTTAACCATTCTCCATGTAGTTGCATCAAAATTATCAACCACTGTTGCATTTTCAATGCCATTGATTGTGTTTTCATTATTTCCAAAAGTTCCAAGGTCTGTTGATTGAGCTGCAACGGTATCAATTAGATCTTCATAATCTGCCTGTGTTGGGCGATCACCAGTCTGAAACTTGGTCTTTACGAAGGGGAGTGTAGTTCTAGCCATGCCTAAATTATAACATATTTTTCTTACAGAATATAGTTAGAATATTCAATAATTTGTAAGCCAATACCAGGAACATTGTTTGGTCCATACCCTGGAATTTTTATATCTGTAAACCTAACTCTAAAAGGAAGTACTTCATTTATTAATACTGTACCCCTTGATTCCAAAACGGTAGATCTATAAAATCCTTCATTTTCAATCAGAACAGTATTTATCTTTTTCTTATCTGATATTACTGCTCTTGCTACCATTAGGCTGTTACATCCTCAAGGATAATCATTTTACCCTGCGCTACTGTCCAAACAATCTCATTTTGTGGAAGAGATAATTCAATATCAAAAATATCATTTGTTTGAAGAAGGTTTGATTGTTCTGCTGTTAAGGATACCGTAAATTCTCCTGGACCATCATCTGCATCAGCCTCTGGAGTAAGATTTAAAATTAATGTTGCATTATCTGTCATGGCTCCTGCTGTAACTGGAGGTGTAGGTCTTTTAACCTGCATCTGAATTGTCCAGTCAGCAATTGTCAATGGCTCCTTGGCATCATCTGTTACATAAACACGAAATGAAGCGGTATCACCACGAACAACTGTCCAAGATACATATGGAGGCGTTGCTCCAATAGAATAGTTATCTGAGCCTTGCCCTCTATAAGTTGCCATATTTCTCCTAAATGAAAATATAATAATCCACTTCATATTATATCACTTTATGACTTGTACTAATGAGTAGATTTGTGTTATACTAAGGTGTATGACACCGTTATGGTGTCATTTTGTTTATAGGAGGAAAAACTTGACAAAAGATAAAATGCTAGTAGGGGTGCTTAGTACTGCGTTCGTATTGGTCTCTATTTTGGGGGCCGTACCTGCTCATGCTACTAAAAACAATTTATCAAAACAGGAAGCGATTACGCCTGCCACCCTAGAGGTGGCTTTTGTGCTTTCTGAAGAGAAAAATAACAAAATGCTTACTAAGTATGAAAATGCGACAAGTTTAACTGACAGCCAGTTGGTTGAATTACTTAAGGCGGTAGGGTTCAAAGGAAAAGGTCTAAGGACTGCTTGGGCAGTTGCAAAGGCTGAATCCAATGGTCGTCCATTTGCTTTTAATGGAAACACCAAAACTGGAGACTCCTCATTTGGAATCTTTCAGATTAATATGCTTGGCACACTAGGTCCAGACAGACGAGATAAGTTTGAGTTAGATCTTAATGCTGAGCTATTTAGCCCTGTCAAGAACGCTGAAATTGTCTATCACATGACAAAAGGCGGTATTGATTGGAGTTCATGGTCATCTTATAACAAAGGTGCTCATTACAAATGGCTAAATAGATTTCCTGAATAATATTAGGACATAAAAATACCCCCAGACAAAATATCTGGGGGTTATTTTTTTTAAAGCAAACAACTACTCAGTAATCAATTCTTCCCAATTTTGCAAGCTTTCATTCCAAAGATATGTTCCAGACGATGGATACGCTATTGGGGCTTTCCAAAGACATGTTTCTTCATCAAGAATCCAGGATTCTAAAGTTTTTGGAGGAATAAATGCATTTTTTTGTTCATCCCAAGTAAATCCTATTCCTGCAAAGTTTTTTCTAAACCCTGGCTCATCTGTAATTTCTCCAGTTTCTGGATTTCTTCTTTTTCCACCAATTGCATTGTAAGAAGTCTTAACCCAGGTACCGCCTAGATTATCAACTAACCACTGATATCCTTCGTCACCTGCTGGATCGTTGTTGTCTCCAACTAAAACTCTTACAACAATATTATTGTCATCTATTTCGGCCCAATGTGCCATACTTGCCTCCTTGACTTGTATATATTATATCATTACTTATATTCTTTTTTTGATCTAAAAAAAGTTTTATATGAGTCAAAAAA